GCAAAGTTGAGCAAATAGAAAAATTGTTGTCTGACAACGGGGAAATAATATCATATCATTCTTCGCCGATTTTACTTATTAAAGGAAATTTACAAGGTGCTCCAACTAAGGGCGAATCTAATAAAGTGTTTTTGTGTAATGAAGGGGCAGGTGCTGAGTACGTATCTTGGCAACAGTCGCCCGAGAGCATAAAATTTCAATTCGAGAGCCTTTTGCGGATGTATTGGACTGAATTGCAACTTCTTGATATGAGTTACGAAAATATAAGGGGAATAGGTAACGTTGCCGCCTCATCTATGGAGTTGCTTTTTTCAGACGCTCATTTGAAATGTGGAATGGAAAGTGCTATTTACGAGGAAATGTTTGAACGTGAATATAGCATCATTAAGTCTTATCTTGGCTTAATGAATACGCAATGGAGCAGTACTATTAACGACTTGGAATTGTCGCCAAAGATAACGTTTTTTATGATTAATGACAAAAAACAAAAAGTAGATATTTTGCTCGCTGCAAATGGTGGACAGCCGATAATTTCACAAGAAAAATCCGTTGAGTTGTCTAATCTGGTGGAAAATTCAAAAAACGAATATGCTGTTATTAAGGCTGAATATTTAGATAGGAAGAAAAACGACACTCAAGATATTTTTGAATAATGCCGATAACTTTTAATATAACGCCCGAAGAGTTTGTAAAGCAAATGAATTTTGATATTGACGAAATCAACAAAATGTGTGTTGATACGTTACGGTGGGCGATGTTGAAGGCTGTAGGTTATGCGAGGGAGATGGGCAAGCCTGATGCTCGTGAATTTACACAACGAACTGGGGCATTGCGGTCGTCTATCGGTTTTCAGATATATCGAGACGGACAATTAGTAAATGAAAATTTCGTAAAAAGCCCGCCATCAAAAGAAAAGAAAAAAGATGGAACACCAAAATATAAAGATAAATCAGGCGAAGGATTAAGTACTGGACAGGATTATTCCGAAAAATTAGTAAAAAGCGAAACTGTTAATATTGTGGGTGTTATGGTTGCAGGAATGCACTATGCGGTATATGTTGAAAATTTATATGGTTACGATGTTTTAGCAGGTGCAACATTGCGTTTGCGAGAGTTAGTAAAAAAGGGATTTGCAGAAACTTTTAAAGGAACTAATTTGAAAGTTGAAATAATTGAAACGGATGACTAATCAAGAAAAACAGATATTGTTGCAGAAAAAATGTATCGAGCAAATACAAAAAATTCTGAAAGAGCATTTTAAAATTTCAATGTCTATTCCACAAATACGGCAGGCGATAGAGAATGGCGATGATTTTTGGTTTTCCCGTAATGCGTCCGCAAACGAAAAAATGGACGAAATTTTGAAAGATACGTTTAACAAAATTCAAACTGTCATTTTAACTTCAATTCAAAAAGGATATGATTTTGGAAAAGCCTCGTATGCGGAAAATGTGAATAAAGTTCTAAAAGGCTATGCAACAGAAATCCACCGAACCGCAACGGCTGAAAAATACGCAACTTTTGACAAGCCTAAATTTTCCGAAAGGGTGTGGGATTTTGTGAAATACACAAAAAAGGAAATTGAAATAATGGCACAGAATGCTATTAAGCAAGGAATGTCCGCTGACGATTTAGCAAAAGAAATACGGCAATATTTGAAAAAACCGAATGAGTTATTCCGGCGGGTACGAAATAAGGAAACAGGTGAATTAGAATTAAGCGAAGCCGCAAAAAAATATAATCCGGGACGAGGCGTTTATCGTTCTTCGTACAAAAATGCTATGCGACTTGCGAGAACAGAAATCAACGCCGCCTATCGGGAGGCGGAGTGGCAAAGTTGCCAAGACGACCCGCTTGTGGTCGGTCTCAAAATAATGCTTTCAAATAACCACACCTGCTTAAATCCGAAAACGGGGAAGCCAGAACCATTTTTTGATATTTGCGATGAGTTGATGGGTACGTATCCGAAGACTTTTAAATGGAAAGGCTGGCATCCGCAATGCCGATGTGTGATGATACCTGTTGTTTGTAATTTAACGGAATTTGGAAAATATGTAAGGCGGGAGAATAATTATTTGCCAAAACAGATTGACAAAATGCCAAGCAATTTTGATGTTTGGTACAAAAAAAACGGAAAAAGGATTGACGCCGCAAAAACGAGAGGAACGCAACCGTATTTTGTAACTGATAATCCGAGCGTTTTTTCCTAATTTTACCAAAAAAACGCATTTTTGCAATAATCTAATTTTCAGCAAATTAGTCTCATTCGCCCACCGGGCAGAGACAAAAAAATAATCGAATTTTATTGAAATAAAAAAAGTGGCGCCACTTTCTGCTACACGAGCGGTTTTTTACGCAATTATTCCAAAAATTTATTGTTACTTTGCAAATATTATAAATCTTATAACAAATGGAAGAAAAAATACTACCTTTACTGAAAGCAAAGTTTTCAGGCGAGCGAGAAGACGGGCTCGGCATTTTGGCAGGCGCTATTGCACTGCAGGCTGATACCGAAGAAAATGCAACAAAAGCAGTAGAAGCACTTACTCCTGATAAAGTAAAATCTTTTATTGTGAATTGGCGCAAAACGGCAGATTCTGAACTAACAAAGGCGAACAAAACGCACGAGGAAACTCTGAAGAAAAAATTTGACTTTGTGGAGAAGAAAAACCCAAATCCTAATCCTAATCCAGACCCAAATCCTAATCCAAGCAATAACATTGATGAAATTGTTGCAGCGGCTTTGAAAAAACATTTTGAACCTTTGCAACAAAAATTAGAACTTTTGGAAAATGGAAAAACGGCTGAATTACGATTAAACAAACTTAACGAGGTACTGAAAGAGGCAAATCCGCTTTTCAAAACACAAACATTAAAATCATTTTCCAAAATCAATTTTGACACGGAAGAGGATTTTACTGCTTATATTGATGAAGTGAGGGCGGATAGTACTCAATTCACGCAGGAACTCGTAAATCAAGGTTTATTGAACAACGGAAAAACGTTTTTCCCAAATCAAAACAATAACAAAACTGCAACTGTCGAAGAATGTGACAAGATTGTAGAAATCTTTTAAAACAAAAAAAAATGGCTACTTATGTAAATTTAGTAAATCAACCTATCGAGGTATTAACAGGGAATGATAGCATCGTTTTGCCGTTAGTATTAGATACGATAGATGGCGGGCGGTCATTAAATGTTGCTAATTTCGACCCTGATGTTATTCCGGGCGGACACGTAATTATACGTGAGATTGCAACTAATGATTATAAGCCTGCGCCAGTGGTTATGTCCACTGGCAAATATGACACGCTACCTACCGGACATGAATATGTCGGAGTACAAATTGGTTCTGTTTTGAAAAAACAACCGTTTGGAAGTATCTGTATTAACGGAAGAGTAAACATTAAGGCTTCCGTATATGACTTAACACCGATTCTATCGGATGTCAAAACTGCATTAAAACATATTAATTTTAATTCTTATTAATCATGGAAAAATCACAATTTATAGAATACGTAGATAAATACTTTTCGGGAATAACGTTAAGTGTTTCAAAGAAACTAAATGAAAAAAACGAATCTGAATTAGAATATCGTTTTTTAAAAATGTTTAAACAGAAATACTATCAAGGCGTTGATTGGAATACTTTAATCCAAAATAATACCAATATTGCTGCGGATATTGTTTCAATGAACTCTAAATTGCCATTAAAAAAACGGGATGGCATTAAAGTTGCGACCGGGAAAATACCAAAATTAGGGATGGAATTTCAACTTAATGAGTCTCAATTGAAAGAATTAAGAGTTTTATCCGCGATGGCAAGCACGTCTAGCACAAGCGAAGAAAGAACAATGCTTGAAAAACAACTTATTAGAGAAATTTTTAAAGATGTTGAACGTGCTTTGAAAGGTATTTACGAAAGGCACGAACTATTGGCATTGCGAGGATTATCTGAAGGGGTTGTCGCTGTTGATGAAAATGAAAATGAAGGAACATCTATACGCGTTGATTATGGGTATCTTGCAGACCATAAATTCGGCGTTGATAATTTATGGGCAGATTCAAACAATGCGAAACCGATTGATGACATTGATCGCGTTTTGGAAAAGGCACGAATTGACGGCAACACGCCAAGAATTATGATGCTCGACCGTCCAACTTTGCGGAAATTAGGAGCGACAAAGCAAATGAAAGAGCAATATGTGTTCTTTAAAGATGTAAATCTTGCAAATACGGCTTCTGTTCCTAATATTACTATTGAAAAAATAAAAGAGTACTTTTTGGAAAACAACAAACTATCAATTGAAGTAATTGATAGAATTGTGAAAGTTGAAAAGAATGGAAAACAACAAAATATAACCCCTTGGAAAGAAGGAATGGTCGTATTTTTATCTGATATGAATGTTGGAGACCTTGTCTGGACTGATGTTGCAGAAATGACAGATAGACATAAATCGGCAGATTATGTTGTGGTTGACAATCATATTTTGCTTACAAAATACTTAACAAGAAGACCATTGTTGGAGCATACCGATTCTCAATCTATGAGTTTACCCGTTATTAGCAAAGTTGATGAAATTTATCAATTAGATACAAAAACAGTACAAGCATGAAGAGAGTAATTGTGTTAAAAGAGTTTGTTGATGTGAGTAATTTTAATAGACGTTATACGGTTGGCGAAGAAATAGATTTTGATGACAATCGGGCGGAGAACCTTGCTTTGCGAGGATTGGTTTCTTTGCCCGAAGAGGTGAAAACACCACAGGCGGAAGAGATTTTGCCCGAAGAGGTGAAAACGCTTAAGCAAGCGAAGGTGTTTTTGAGAAGCAAAGGGATTGAATTTGCCCAGCCGATTGATTTTAACGGTATAATTGAAATTGCAACTAAAAATAACATTTCATTTCCAAATTTAGCAACAACGAAATTATGAACTATAAAGAATATATCACCCTTGCATTAAATCGGTTCGACGTTGGTGACGATGTGGTTAACTTGCTTTTTGTAAATCAAGAGGCGTTAATTCCGAATCCTGAAAGAGAAGTGGACGTAAGGATAGCGAAATCTGCTATTTGCAACGAGTTTGCAAGTATCATTCCGCTTTGGTCGCAGATGAGTGAGGGTGGTAGTTCTATTGGTTTAAATTTCGATGCTATTAAATTATGGTATAACCAACTTTGCGAAGAGTTGGGAATAGTGCCGGTAACGGATAACATTGTAAAAAATATTAGTAATGCTTGGTAGTTTGAGTAAATTTGACAACGGGACGATTTGCTTTATAAAGCAGATAGGCGGCGGGTTTGATGAACACGGCAATCCGATTGAGGCATTGCAGAAAAGTAGTAAGCCGCACCATTGTCATATTATTGTAAATTCAGATAGCAAAAAAGGAAAGACAAGTGATGGTCGTTTTCAAGTTTGCAGTTATGAAATTTACATGAACAAAATAAATATTGATGCCGAAATAGTAAAATTGACCCTTGGCGATAAGTTTTTGGGTGAGTTTGAAATTCAATCAATCGTACCAAGCAAACTTTTAAATCGTATTAAAATTTTAGTATGAAAACAGGATTAGAAGTGGAGAGCGATATTTACGAAATGCTGAAAAACAGCCCGATACAATTAGTTATAAATGGGGGTGTTTACAAGGGAGATACGAGACCTTTTCAAGCGAAATCGGACAATGCAAAGGAAGATATTGTTGTTCGCTACCTGACAGGGTTAAGTTCGCAAATACAGCAAGGCGTAGTTATCGTGAATGTTTATAGTCCATATATTAAAATAGGCGAAAAGGTTTATGTTCGCAATACGGCGAGATGCCAAGAATTAGAGCGAAAACTTGACGAAACATTTTATTACTTACAAGCATTAAATTCTGATTATTCCTTTTATTTTGACGGCGCAATTCAAACTTATGGGAATGAAGAAATAAAACAAACATTTAGCACTTTGCGGATTAAATACAAAATTTTAGAGAATTAATAAAAAATAACATTTTAAAAAAAACTACTATGGCAGGAGAAGTATTAAGTTGGGGCAAACCAACATTGGAAATTATAAAATTGATAGACAGGATGATACCTGTTAGCGGCGTTTGGTTAAAATTAGATACGCCGGTAAACAATACCACTAAATTAACGCCAACGGAAGGGTCGAAGAAAGAGGCACTCGAAGAAGGCGGTGGTGTCGTTGATACTTACAGAGAAAAAAACAAACTCACATTGACTTTTGATTTGTTTGTTAAGGAAGGAGTCGAAAAACCTATTGATGACGAGGATGGCTCGATTGAAGGCAATTATGCAATTCGGTTAACGCCGGAAAATCCGAAAGTAAAAGGGTTTATGTTGCCAAAATGTGCGGTGAATTGTGGGACGAACTACGCAACGGAAGAAGGAATGAAACTCACTTATACCTTTGATGCGTTGGTGCCGGAAGATGGCGGGCGTATGTTGCGTGATTATTACGGAATTGCTGCAAAAACGCTTTCAATAAGAGACATAAGCAATTTGGGTGCTACCTTTGAGGGGTCGTATTCTACCAAAGGCACTGTAACGGAGGTCGGTTTCTCGTACAAAAAGAAATCAGCATCAACTTGGATAGATTTACCGAGTCCGGTAACTACAACGCCGTTTACAGAAGTTGTTACAGGATTAGAACCGATTACCAATTACGAGATGAAAGCATTCGTTAAAATGGGCGGCTCTCGTTACGAAGGCAACGTTATTTCATTTACAACCAAAGCGTAAAAACTACTATGAACTTTTTGTGTGAATTTATTTGATTTGATGGCGGGTAACGCCGCCCTTTTTTAAAAAAGTAAAAAAATGAGTAACATTGAAAATAAAACGGCGAATGCTATTTTGGAAAAGGAAGTTGTCGTAACGCTTGCGGGAAAAAACTACTACACAAAACGACCAACGCTTGCAACGTTAATTGAGGTTTCGCGTCTTTTGGCGGAAATACCGAATATTGAAATATTTGATATAAATTCAATAGACGAAGAAAAAATTATTTCTGCAAACAAAAAAGGCTTATTCTACTCAAAGGATTGTGGCATTGTTGGGTTAATCCTTGCAACGCTTATTCTTGGCTACAATAAGCGAGGAAAAGGATTTTTAAGTAAAATCGAGGCTTCAAACTATGAAAAAAAACGACTACAACTTGCCTTTAAACTAATGAATAGTTGCACTGTGAAAGAACTTATTTCGGAATTTCAAAAACTACTACTTGGATTGGACGCAGCAAATTTTTTCGTGTTTATCGCTTCCCTGAGCGCCATAAATCTGATGAGCGAGGCGATGACAACAACTCCGTCTGGGCAATAGTGTCCTCATTTGTCAAAGCATACGAGGGCGCCGTAACCTTTGACTACGTTTTATATAATATAAGTTACCAAAATTTACTTCTTTACGGGGCGACTTTGCCAAGTTACAATTACGATAAAGACAAAGATAAGGTCGTAAATATGGATGACGAGCGGAATGAAAAGTTTTTAAATGCAATAGATTATTGAGATGGCAGAGATGAACGCAAAAATAACTGTCGATATTTCCGATATAGAAAAGGGTGTCGATAAATCTATTTCAAAAGTAGAAGAACTTCAATCTACTTTTAAAATGATTAGTTCGACAATTGACAGTTATATGTCTCAATCATTTAAAAATACAAAAAAAGAAGTTGATACTTTGCCTTTTGAAATCAATAATTCAGTTTCAAAAATTGAAAAAAGAATTGAGCAAATGCGTAATTCTGATGCTTTTAATAATTCTTTTTTAGGTATTAAAACTTCAGTAGATAAATCTATAAATGCCGTTGAGGTTTTAAAAGAAAAAGTTAATTCTGTTTTATTGAGTTTAGAAGATGTTCAATCGTCTGGCAATTTTGAAATAGACATGGAACTCGGAAAAAATCTTGCAGAACTTTCCGAACTCGTAAATAATTTAGATGACTTTGACGGAAAAATAATAAAAACAAAAGAAAGTACAAAAAGTTTAATCACAGAAATCCGTGCAAATAACGAGTCGCTTGCCGAAATGCGTCTCGCCGGCAAAGAATTAAGTCCGGAATATCAAAATTTAATTCAAAAGAATGCCGAACTAAAACTCGCTTTACAATCCACACACAAGGAAATAAATATGATGAATAAGCCCGGAGCCGGCGTTCAAGGTTTGGCACAAGGCATAGGCGGGTTAGCGGGAATGTTTGCAGTGGCACAAGGCTCTATCGGATTATTTACAGACAAAAACGAATATTTACAGCAAGCGATGCTTAAAACGCAACAAACGATGTCCATTATGATGGGCATTCAGCAAGTGTCGCAACTATTGGATAAAAAAAGTGCGTTTCAGATTGGCATTTTAGCACCGCTTCGCCGAGCCTACAATGCCGAACTTGCCAAAACGGCACCTGCGGCGGGAGTGGCGGCGGCAGGCAC